GATATTCACAATTTAAAAAGGACCCCGGCCTTGATGAAACGGGAAAAGGTCGGGGAGACATTCCCCAAGACCGGAGTCCAAAATTTTGATGTTCATCCTCGCCCGTTTCACCAGGTCAGCGAACACCCGAAATTTACGCCCACTCCGGGAATTGCGCAAGGATTTATTTTTCATGGGGTCAATTTCAGTTGCCAAACCTAAAGTCCACATCCCTATCTAAATCAGAATCGCCAACAGTGTCAAAACACATGTCGCTACCCTCGTTGCCAAAGGTTCCGTAGAACCTGGTCGAGGTGGCCGTTTGCGTTTCGGAAAATAACGCCTCGCCTTTTGCATTCCGGGACCGTGATCGTTCGCCTTTGACAACGTGTCGACCTACGGATTTCCATTGTTCGTAGGTTCGCATTTTTTTGCTGCGCAATGATTTCACACCCCCACAATAGCAGCCCTCCCGAGAATGTCCAAAAAAAAATGAAAATAAATGTGGACGAGGTGATCGAGTCGTGGTATTTTCATTTCCAGAATGAAAAAACAATCTATCCCACAGTTGCCCGAGACCAGCAGGCTCTTGCGTCAAACCGACGTGCGCGCCGCCCGCGCCTTGATTCAGTCCGCCATGAAAAGCCGGGGCGTTACCATTCGCTCCCTGGCGGACGGCATGGACATCAGCAAAAGCTCAGTGGGCAATTTGCTGACCGGCAAGGGCGAGTGGTCCCCGGCCTTGTGGTCGAATGCGTGGACGTTTATTTTTACGGTGCCCTTTAGCAAACCACAACCAAAACTATGAACGAACCAATCAACGTCCCCGCAGTCGTAAACCAGGAACCCCAGCAGCAGGTGCAGCGGTATCAGCCGGACGGCCCCCGCGAACTCGTCCCCTCCACCCCGGCCCAAGTCTCCAAAGGACTAGACGCCATCCGGGCCATCATGCGTGAGTGCATGGTGGACGGCCAGGACTACGGCAAGGTGCCGGGGTGTGGCGACAAGGTGGGACTGTTCCAACCGGGAGCCCAGAAGCTTTCCATGACCTTCCAGTTGAATCCCGAGGTTTACCGGGAGGAAGTCACCGATTACCCGAACTTCCACCGCGGCTATCGGCTGGTGGTCCGGGTGGCGAACGGCCCCAAGTACGCTGACGGCGTGGGGGAATGCTCCACCATGGAAAGCAAGTACCGTTTCCGGACAGCCGGAAAGGTGTGTCCGGAATGCGGCAAGGAAGCGGTGCTCAAAAGCAAGAATCCCGGGGATGGGTGGTTCTGCTGGTTCAAGAAAGGCGGCTGCGGTGCCACATTCGCCCCGAACACCCCCGGCAGCAACAAAATCGAATCCCAAGCCGGCGGGAAGGTGGAGCACGACAACCCCGCCGACTTCTGGAACATTGTGCGCAAAATGGCGTTCAAGCGGGCGTTCGTCCATGCGATCATCAACGCGACGAACACGAGCGAGCTATGGAGCCAGGACCTCGAAGATTTGGCAGCCAACGGAGTGGTGAAGGGCGAGGAAGCCCAAAATGTTCTACGTAGAACAATCCAAGAACCGCCGCAGCCCACAGCCGCCCCTCCGACACCCCCCGCACCCCAAAGCCGTCCAGAGGACGAGAAAGAGCCCATCAAATTTCCAGACGCGGAAGTGACCACGGAAGCAGTGTTGACACGGTGGCTCCGCTACGATGGCAAATCCTCAAAGTCTGGCAAAGCGTACGTCCGGCACACCCTGAAACTGGTCGATGCTGACGACCGGGCCTTTGAAGTGACCACCTTCGACGGGGATGAGCAGTGGTTGGAAGGTGCGCGGGCGAACGGGGACCGACTCCAAGTGACCCATAAAACCGGCTACAAGGGCAAAGGCCGGGAGTTGGTCAGCATTACCCAAGCTGACGACCTACCCACGTGATCTATGAACACTTACGACTTGAACGCCGCCTTCGACACCCTGCTGCAAGCCAGACAGGCCGACTCAGGCACCACAGTTGAAATGGAAAAGATAACTGTTGCCGCCATGGAACTGATGATTATTGCCCGCCAACTGGCAAAAGAACGCTATAGACAATGCAGCCCATGGCCCCCACTCCCCACCATCACCCCGACCACCGTCCCCCTCATCACCAAGGAGGAGTTGGATCAGTTCATGGAGAAGTTCTAATGAAAACTCCAAAGACGAACCATAAAGAAAAGAGCCTCCAGGAGACGCTGAATGAAGCGTTCGAAGCGGCCACCCTAGGCGGTCCGTGCCCTGGCCCTGACTGTGTGAAGGTCCACAACGTCGCCACCGGCCAATGTCGCTGGCTTCGGCTGCTCCCTCTGCCAGCCGACGAGCCTTTGGAGTGGCTGCAACCCATGGGACACAGCCAAGACACCGGCCATCGCAATCCCGGAAGCCGGTCAATGGATGATGGGACGATTTAAGACCAGATCAATCTGACCCATGAAACCCACCCCCAAGCAACCACCCCAAGCGAAGCCAGAGGACGCGCTCCTTCCGCCGAACGATCCCAGAGCTGAAGCCGGAGTGTTGGGTTGCATCCTCATGGACTCTCGGGAGTGCATGGACGATGTCGTGGAACGTCTGCCGTCAAAAGAATGCTTCTATGACACCGCCCACGCCATCATTTATGATGCAATGCTCGACCTGCACAGCCGCCAAAAACCGGTGGAAATGATTGGCCTGCAATCGCTCTTAACGAAAAGGGAGTGTCTTGAACATGTTGGGGGAATTTCCTACCTGCTGCAGTTGGAAAACGACATCCCCACCATTGCCGCTTTGGACTTCTACCTGGAAAATGTCGAGGCGCACGCCATCCGCCGGCGAGGCGTGGCCATCTTCACAAACCTGGTACGGGAATGCTTTGAATCTTCATCCGACCTGCCGGACCTCCTCGATTCAATTGAGCGACAGGCCCTGGCCCTCCGAACTGGGAGGGCCGCCGAGATCAAACCGCTGCCAGGTGTAGTGGATTCGGTCATGCGTCAGATCGAGGACATCACGCAGCATAAAGGCATCCCAGACGCCATCCCGACCGGCTTCCCCGGCCTAGACCGGCAACTCACATCCGGGCTCTGCGGGTCCAAGATGGTCGTCATTGCCGCGCGGCCTAGTGCCGGGAAAACGGCAATTGCAGCCAACATCATCGAACACGTCGCGATTGATTGCAAAATCCCGGTGGCCTTTTTCTCGCTCGAAATGGATGCGGAGGAATTGGTTTCGCGGATGGTCTGTTCGCGGTCCGGGGTGAATTTCGAGGACTTGACCAACGGGAGGCTGCACCCTAACGCTCCGCTCGCCATGGTCCGATCCTCCAATGACATCCGCCGCGCCCCCATCCTCATCGACGACACTGGCGCCCTGAACGTGAATCAGATCAGGGCGCGTGCCCGGCGAATGGTTCAACGCCACAAGGTCCGGCTGATCGTGGTGGACTACCTGCAACTCGTGTCCGGGGAGAAGTACAAAAAGGAGAACCGGCAGCAGGAAGTTGCCGACATTTCCAGTGCGCTTAAGGGACTCGCCAAGGAATTGCGCATTCCCGTGATCGTGCTCGCCCAACTGAACCGGGAGATTGAAAAGGACAAAGGGCGGTGCCCGCGATTGTCCGATTTGCGCGAGTCGGGGGCCATCGAACAAAATGCCGACGTGGTGATCATGCTTTGGCCGCAACCAACGGACAGCGTTGATCCTGACGGAGACGAGCCAAGCGAAATCCCGGTTAAGTTGTTCATCGCGAAACAGCGCAACGGGCCACGCAACCGTTTTGTTCCCCTGGTGTTTCAGCGGCAATTTACGCGATTCGTGAACCCCTCAAAAACAACCGAAATAGATGAAAGTGACATTCCATTATGACCCCATTCCTGACCCCTCTTTATTGCCTTGCGGCGTTCGCCGTGGGCTTCGTAGCTGGCACCATAATTGCGTTTGTTTATGTAGGAGCAAAAGCTATTCTGCGGCGAATCCGGTACAATTTCGGTAAACCATTAACAAAACAACAAAATGCAACTCATTACATGAAAATACAAAAACTGACCCTCGACAACGAGGACATCAAGAAGGCCGTCCAAGCGCATTTGGCGACCATTGGAATTACGCTGCCCGTCCACTCGGTCCTCCATGAAAACAAGTGGAATGACCACGAAGTTGTGTTCGATTTTCAGGTAAAAAATAACCTAATCCAAGACGATAAAAGCCAATAATAAATCACCGTGCAATAACAAAAGAAACAACATGAAAATAAAAGAACTGACCATCTCCACAGCAGAATTGAATAGCGCCGTCCATGCCTACCTGCGAACCCAGGGTATCACCTTGCCTGTAAAGGAGGTGCGCAAGAGATACTCGTTCGAAGAGGATTGGCATGTGGAATTCGTGGACCCCGACAAGAAAGTCGTTGAGCCGGAACCGGAGACGGAACCGGAGACGGAGACGGTCCCCAATGTCATCCCCGCGCAGGATTAACCGCGTGTGTTCAAAGTGTTACCAAACCCGGTCGGCCCTGGAGTCGAAAAGGACCCCCATGAAGAACTCGTCTATTGGGCGACAAGCGACTCCGGGCACCCGCCGTATCGAATCGACATGTCCGAAAACGGGGGAGTGGGTCTTTGTGCCTGTCCTCAAAGTTTCATCAAAGGCAAGTTCTGCAAACACCTCGCACGCACGCACATCGCTCAGAACATCGCCAACAACCAAAAAATCATAAAAAACCGTGAGAAAGCCCAGTAAACGAAAAAGCCAACGACAAATTGACCGCGATCGCATCTACATTACGATTGCGACGCGCTTCATGCTGGATCACCCTATTTGCGAGGCCTGCCGAAAAGTGCGCCCAGGAAAGCCACTGCGATGGACCGATCACATCCATCACAAGCATGGAAAGATCGGAGACCTGCTGTTCAACGAACGGTTATTCATCGCTGTTTGCCGCGATTGTCACCGATGGATTCACGACAACCCTGACAAGGCCCGCGGCTTGAACCTGCTGGCACCCAAGGGACAATGGAACACCCAACCACCAATTTCCGGCAATTCCGCCGGGAACTCGAAACAAAAACAACCATAGATTAAAGTCTATCAGTATTCCGGGGGCGCGACCGGGCAACGCGCAACAAAACATATGCCAGTTCAAGAACAAGAAAATCCAGCAGTCATGGCCGAGCGCACCCGTCAATGGGAGGCCAATCAAATTGATGCCGAAATCCGCACCGTCAAGGATTTGCGGCAAAGCATCGACCTGCAAATTCAGCGCGTCAAAGCGTTGTCGCCGTCTCGGGAACGTGCCCTTGTCATCACCAAGCTGCGAGAGGGCGTTATGTGGCTTGGGATGGACCTGAAGCGCATCAACGAGGCAAATCCGGGCGCGTCGCCCAACCCCTACCCCAACAGCAAAGACCCGTCGAACACTAAAATTGAGCCAACCGCCGACGGTTTGAAACTGTAACCCACCCCGCCGCCTGTCGGGCACCACAGGCACCCTTTTACCATGACGCCTAAACCCAATCACCCGTGGAGGACCGTCAAGCACCCCGTCGCCTTCAAACGCTGGCAGGCCGAGCAACGCCGCAAACGATTTGCCCCTGAACCCGAGGACAAAGTCGTCTGGGAGTCCGGCCAAATGGTGAACGCCTCCGAACTCCAACGCCAGACCATCGAAAAGGAAATGGATCGGCAGCAGTTCAGGAGCACCCAAGGCTTTAGGTCGGTGCAAAACTCACCTTAACTTAAAACTTGGAACACGTTTCCTAAACCACATAGAACAATGACCCCAATTTCCCTTTCCGCTGGCCAGCCTGTCCGGTTTATTAGCCGCGTGCGCCGGATGGTGCCCGCGCAGCCGCCAGGACCGATGCGGAGGGGGAACATTTTTCTCCATGAACCACACTGACCCAGTCAACCGACCAGCGCACTATACCGAGCACCCAAGCGGCATTGAGTGCATCAAAATCGCCATGCACGAAAATTTCTGCCGTGGCAGCGCACTAAAATACATCTGGCGAGCCGGGAAAAAAGACCCCGCCACGGAGGTGCAGGACCTGCGAAAAGCTATCGCGTGCCTTGAAGTTGAGATTACACGGCTGGGAGGCAATGTGTGAGCCTGCTGCCCGACAACCCATCGGAATCGGTTAAACGCCTGAACCAGCACATCTACGGGACCCAGGTGACACCCCAATCCATCGCCGCGGCCAAGGTGCCCAAGCGCATCCGCCAAAGCTCGCAACGCCCCAACAGACTTGAAACCGAGGGACTAGCCTATCTGAAGGCCACCCGCCCACACGATGGCTGGCGCACTCAGTCGTTGCGGTTCCGGTTGGGAAACGGAATCTGGTTCAAGCCCGACGCCACCAACACCATCCTGAACATCATGGTCGAGTTCAAAGGCCCTCACGCGTTTCGTGGAGGCTTCGAGAACCTGAAAGTGGCCGCCTCGCTGTACACCGAATTCATGTGGCTGCTCGTCTGGCAATCCGACGGCCAATGGCAAGAGCAGATCGTGCGCCCCTGATTGACACCAAGCCCGGAATGTGCTAACTGTGAATGTGAGCACGCTCCAATGTGGTGGGGTTGGCTGGGTTTGGACTCGTTACCAGCCAACCCCAATTGCCATCATGCGGTTGGAGGCTGTTTCTCACTCGCACCCCGCAACGTCTGTGTGATCCAGGCAGACAATGTGGAAGGCAGCGCCGACCGGACCCACCCGGCTTTTTCCTGCGCCGTCACGCGAAGATGCACGACGGATTTTTTCGGTTGTCCGCTTGTGAAAGGCGGCCTTCCTCGACCGCGTTTTTTCTCAATTTTCTTAATTTTCATAGATTTTCCGTTCCGCTCCCGGCGTTACAGGCCGATGGCCCCCCGGAGAGTTTAGCCCCGGTGAGGTCGGCCCCGGTGATGTCGGCCCCGGTGAGGTCGGCCCCGGTGAGGTCGGCCCCGGTGAGTTTGGCCCCGGTGAGTTTGGCCCCGGTGAGTTTGGCCCTGGTGAGGCCGGCCCCCCGCAGGTTGGCCCCGGTGAGGTCGGCCCTGGTGAGGTCGGCCCACCAGAGGACGGCCCCGGCCAGGATGGCACAGCGCAGGATGGCCCTGGGGAGGCCGGTCCCCCAGAGGTTGGCCCCCTCGAGGTTGGCCCCGATGAGGTTGGCCCCGGAGAGTTTAGCCCCGGAGAGGTTGGCCCACCGGAGGTTGGCCCCCCGGAGGTTGGCCCCCTCCAGGTCGGCCCTCCGGAGGTCGGCCCCCCGGAGGTCGGCCCCCCGGAGGTCGGCCCCCCGGAGGTAGGCCCCGGCGAGGTCGGCCCCCTCCAGGTTGGCCCCGATGAGGTCGGCCCCCTCCAGGTTGGCCTCGCGCAGGTCGGCCCCGGTGAGTTTGGTCCCGGCGCGGACGGCAGCGCTGACCGCTGCCGCGAAGGTTTCATGCTCTCCGCTATATAGCGGAGAGCCCGTCGTTGAAAAGATTTCGATTTTCATAATTTTCCGTTCTATTTCCCGGTTCGGCCGGGGCCGGCGGTTGCCCGCGTTTTCAGTTCCGCCCCCGACGACATGCCAGGAGCGGGAATGATGGCCGGATGCGCTCCGGCCCGGCGTCACAGGCCGGTGGCCCCCTCCAGGTTGGCCCCATCCAGGTTGGCCCCGATGAGGTTGGCCCCCCGCAGGTCGGCCCCGGTTAGGTCGGCCCTGGTGATGGCGGCCCCCCGCAGGTTGGCCCCGGTGAGGTTGGCCCCGGTGAGGTCGGCCCTGGTGAGGTCGGCCCACCGGAGGTAGGCCCTGGTGAGGTCGGCCCTGGTGAGGTCGGCCCACCGCAGGTTGGCCCCGGAGAGTTTGGCCCCGGTGAGGTTGGCCCCGTAGAGTTTGGCCCCGATGAGGTTGGCCCCCCGGAGGTTGGCCCCATCCAGGTTGGCCCCGATGAGGTTGGCCCCGATGAGGTTGGCCCCCTTGAGGATGGCCCCCTTGAGGATGGCCTCGCGCAGGTCGGCCCCGACCAGGGCGGCCCCATCCAGGTTGGCCCCCCGGAGGTCGGCCCCGACCAGGGTGGCCCCATCCATGTTGGCCCCGGTGAGGTCGGCCCCGGTGAGGTCGGCCCACCGCAGGTCGGCCCCGGAGAGGTTGGCCTCGGTGAGGACGGCCCCGGCGTAGGCGGCAGCGCTGACCGCGTCCGACATGCTGTCATGCTCTCCGCTGTACAACGGAGAGCCCGCTGTTGAAAAGATTTCGATTTTCATAAATTTTGAGTTAGCAGGGGAATTTGACCATCGTTTTCGGCAAGGTCGTGCAGCCTGACCAGTGACTCCCATTTGACGGTCCTCAGCGGGTGGCGAGCGTTAGCACGCTTCCTGATCTCCACCCCGTCCTCGACGGAACGAGCGTACCAGACGCGCCCCAGGGCTTCAAAACGCCAGTTCGCCCGGGCTTTTTTTCGTGGTGGTTTCATTGTATAATTCAAGGTTTGCTCAATTCGATCTTCCACATCCACGGGTCAGGGGTGACGGTTGTTGGAATTTTAGTTTTCATTGTTTTTCCTCCACGAGGACGCCCGCCGGAGTTCCATCCAGTTTGAGCCAGTTTGCAAACAACTCTTCGTAATTCATTTCGCTGTGGGCGGCGTAAATTTTTCCCTCGTCCAGCGCGATGACCATTATAATCAGCATCTTTTTTTCACGGTGTTTGAATTGGTCTCTCAACTTCACCTCGCCGTCTCGGTACGGCCGCCACTTGGGAGGGTCGGGAATGTTGACGATGTTGCCGGTTGAGAGATGTGTGCCATTCAAAAGTTCGCCCATGGAGTTCCAACTGAATAACCCGTCATAGCCTTCGATGAAACCGATGAGTATTCCGCGAGTGGTGTTGTAGACTTCCACATTTTGTCCAATGAGTGTTTCGAGCGGTTTCGTTACGTCTATTTGTTTTTTCATGGTTTTTGGATTTTCGTTTAGTTGTGCCCTGGTTCCAGAGCGTGGAAATGGTTCAAGTTTCGTCCTCATCGTCCCATGCAACTACTGGCTGGGGTGGTTGGGGTGCCCTGGGCGAGGGCGGTAATGGGTTGCGGGGTGGCAGGGTGGCGGACGGGACCGCCGACACCTCAGGGGCGAATATGCCCTGCCAGCCCTTTTCAATGGAATGTTCGATGGCTTCGATGGCGCGCGCCGGCCCCAGCTTCGACATCTTTTTGAGCTGGAACTGCTGGGTGGGTGGGGTCGGGCTTTTCCGCTTGGCCTTCAAATGGGTGAGCCAGAGCGCCCAACACGCCTCAAAAGCCGGGGTCCGCAGGTTCTCAGGCAAAGGGGGGGCTTCGCAAAGGGGGGTTTTGGGGATTGGGGAATTACTTTTAATAGATGATTCTTGAATATCACCATCAATCCCCTTTGGGGGTAGGGGGTTAGTATTCTCAGAAGTAATCTCTGAAGTAGTCTCTGTATGTATAGATTGTCCGTTTGTTACACCACTGTTTGCCCCTTTCGGACAATCCAGTATGCCCCTTTCGGGCAAACTTGGTTGTCGCTCCAGATACAGGGCTTGTTCTAGCTCATCCTCGTTTACCTTGTACCAACATTTGGCCGGTATGCCCCTTTTCTCCATCTTTAGAAAACGTGCGCAATGCCTCCGCGCAGTTTCAAGTTCCTTGCGGCTCAATCCAGTTTCATCCTGCCAGTCCTCCTGAGTCTTCCACCACCAGCCATCGGAAGACGTGACCCGTTCCTGCCAATAACAAGACTGCGACAATAAAACCGCACCAGTCACAGACTTTGTAAGGGTAACAAAAATTCGCTGAAACCCAATCGGACGCCCAAGCAACTTGCAGATATTCATAATTCAAAAATGAACTCTGACTCTGCTAAACCGGGAAGGTCGGGGAGACATTCCCCAGAGCCAGAATCCAAAAGTTTGATGTTCATCCTCGCCCGGTTTAGCAGGTCAGCGAACACAAGATGTTTACACCAGGTCCGGGAATTGCGCAAGGATTTATTTTTGTTGCTGCCCCGGACAGATTGGTTTGCGATATTCACAATTTAAAAAGGACCCCGGCCTTGATGAAACGGGAAAAGGTCGGGGAGACATTCCCCAAGACCGGAGTCCAAAAGTTTGATGTTCATCCTCGCCCGTTTCACCAGGTCAGCGAACACCCGAAATTTACGTCGCGTCGGGGAGAATGTCAAAATGTTTTTTTCGCTGTTCACATCCCCACAATATCACCTCTCCCGCGCATGTCCAAAAAAAAAGTGAAAATAATTGTGGACAAGACGCGCGTGACGTGATAATTTAATTTCCAGAATGAAGAAAAAATCAATCCCATCACTGCCCGAAACGAAGCGCGAACTCCGTCAAACCGATGTGCGCGCCGCCCGTGCGCTGATTCAATCGGCCATGCAAAGCCGGGGCGTGACGATTCGCTCCCTGGCCGCCGGCATGGACCTGAGCAAGTCCTCCGTGGGCAATTTGCTGACCGGAAAGGGCGAGTGGTCCCCGGCGCTCTGGGCGAATGCTTGGACGTGGATTTTAGAAACACCCGTCAAGAACGCCCACCAATTTAGCAAACCACAACCAAAACTATGAACGAACCAATCAACG